ATATCATTCCATCGGGTGTTTAGTCGGGTTTATCAAAAATCTTATCTCCGTTTCAATAACAGATACGCGACGAAGTAATTCAACAATCTTGTCCATGTGCATACTGTTGCTATTGGCCGCCTCAAACAAGCCCTCAATGGCCTCGTTATTACGCATAATGTCACGCTTCATATTTACGTTCTCTTCAATAGCCATGCGACTGGACATCTGCTTCACAGTCTCTTCTAGCTGGGAAATTGTTTGAGCTTGCTGCCCAACCCACCAGACGCCACCAGAGATTTGCACAATCATAGCCACAACGAGAGCTACCGGTATACGTAAATTCTCCATTATTTTCTACTCATCCACGCTGTTGTACCCATGTATGCACCAACTACGCCAGCTTGCGCTATGTAAAAAAGCCCCAACAAATCAGCCAAAGCTTTAACGCGGTTGTCAGATACAACCGGTAAAAAAAGAATAATACTAAACACAATCATACTACCCATAGCAATCCAAGCCATGCGTTTTTGAGCTTCGCTTTTTTCCTCACGAAGCTCTATTTCAACCATTTCTTTTTCTCGCGCCAGTTCCGCGTCTGTTACGATACCGTCCCCGTCCAAATCATGCTTGTTATAACGGCTGTTATACTCCAGCTTCTTTGAAGTCATAGCAAAATTGAGACCAAAAATATAACTAGCCCCAAGGCCATTACCGCTACGGTTGAAACCAAAACAACTTGTTTTAAAGTCTCTTCAAACTCTTTGGCTTCTTGAATTTTCTTCCTACGTGCTGCTGCCGCCATTTCTTTAGCCTCCTGAATACGTCTAGCTCTTTCGTCTACAATCGACTTCCACGTTCCCGGTCCAAACCTTAAATCAACCATCTGGCTGATCTCATACATTTTCTCTTTAGCTAACTTAGCGTCTATGATTTCAGATGCAACGGTTTCCACGCCAAACTGATCTGCAAAACCCGGGGACGCAGCTTTTCTGTTACGCTTCTGCTGGACCTGCTTTTCCCCTTCAAAAAGCTGATCTATATACCCCGCGATTTCCGATACGTCATTAGCCGTGCCGATAGCAGATTTTATTCCGTCTACGGCGCTTTTGAACAGGGCTATACCTGCCAAAGTTTCTGCTATCATTTCGCCCCCAAGCTAAACGAAAACCCTACGATCCCCGCTGTTTTAGCATCTCCCGTTCCAATGCAGACTGAATACGTTTGTCTGTCTGCCGCTCCTGTGATGCCAGCCTCTGTTGGAACTGATCTGCCCGCAAACGCTGGTTCTGTGCATCTAAGTTTAGCTTGGCCTGATCCACTTGGGCGTCCGCTTGCTCTGCCTGCGCCTTAATCTGTAGCTCCTGCTCTTTAAGCTGAACCAACGGATCTGGGCCCTGACCAGATACTTGCGCGGACATTTGCTGAACCCTTTGCATACCCTGCGCTACGAACTGCGCGGTAAGGCCCTCAATAGCCAGCATCTCTTCCTCAGTTGCCGCTTCGCCGCCAGCAGCTTGTCGCTGCTGAATAAACTGAACCGCGGCCTGCTCTCTTGCGGCAATCTTTACATGTTCCATAACATGCTTCTGAAGCTCCATCGCCAACGCAGGCATAGATCCCACCATCGGGGAGGCACCAAAAACAAGGTGCGCCATGATGTGCGACTCATGCTCTTGGCCTTCAAAAGCTTTAAGAGGCACCATATCCATAACATCTATGTTTTCCTGTGCGGGATCCTTCGGCTCCGGCTCGTCGTCCGGGATACGCTTCATTATCCGGTCTACGTCCCGTACACCAAGGGCATCGTACATGTCCCGATACACCTCGTACATGTTGTGTAACTCAGGTGCCGCACCCGCAAGCTGTAGCTTAGTCTGTGCCAGTGCAATACGCTGTGCCTGACTAAATACGTTCGGATCAGACACCGGCACCACATCCACACGGTCGTCAAAGTCTGACCGCATTATCGTGGCGTCAGACCCCTCTACAGAGTAAGGGTACTCCTGCGGTAGGCTTTCGCTCATAACGCGGGACAAGATCTTAAATTCTTGCTTCATGCCGTAATGGAGGCGCTTATGGACAGCGCTCATTACCCGTGAGCCTTGCTCTAGCATCGCAATGGTCGTACCAACCGCCGCATTCTGGTTTCCATCGCCGACTTTCATGTCTGTGATGGTCGCAAACCGCTGACCGGCATCAACAACAAAGCCCAACAGCGCAAATAACGTCTGATCAGGGCCTTTGAACGGCAACGGCATCAGGCTGTCACGAATAGCCCCACCGGGAGCGTCCACATCGCGGAACTCACCGGGCTGAAGCGGGTCATCGTCGTCTCTGATACGAAGTCCTCGGGCTTTGAAGCCCGCTGGGAGATTAGACAACGTACCAGCGTCGATTAACTGCCTCAGTGCCGCCGTGGCGGTGCGTGACAAGCCGCCAATGGTATGAATAAGACCTAAACCGTAAAAACCAAAGCCCGGAAGGAACTTGAAATGCACAAAATAAGCAATCTTGCGCTTTAATTCGTCCTCTTCACGATAATTACGGCGGATTGACAGGATCTGGCCGTTGTCCTGACTAATTGTCACAACATATGGTATCTTAATACCGGTCGGTTCGCCCTCTTCATCAGTCTCTTCATAGCCCTCAAGGTCTAAATCGACGTGACATTCCAAAATAGTGCAGTCGTAATCAATCTGCGTGGCCCTAGTACCGTCAATACGGTCTATTTCATCGCCAACAGAGTCATCTTCACCCTGCGCCGGGATGACAGGTACGTCTAAATAGAAGCCCGACACCTGTTTTTTCCGCAAATCATTAAGCGACATGCGGATAGACTGCGTAATGTTAGGGCAAGTGTCTAAATCAGACGTTTCATACGGAACTACAAGGTGCTCCGCTGGGATAAACTTGCTTATCGCCCGCCCCAAAGTCTCGTCATAGTAAACCTTCTTGAACGTACTACCCGCTAACGGTAAATAAAACAGCATTTGATCCATGTCCGGGGTGTAATCTTCCATTACACACGTGACATAGTAGTTCATAAACTGCCTTACGCGTTGCGACTGGGCCTGCTTTTCCCTTGTTTCGCTTCCCATAATAGTAGTTCGCACGGGGCCGCTGGCTGGCAGCAACTCATTGAACGCCTGCGCCTGAAACTGCGTAGCCGCCTCGGCCAACAACGGGTGCGTAACCCCAGAAGCCCCCCTAAAAGGCTGGGTCCTCTCTTCGTAGTTGAACCCAAGGAGTTCAAGACCGTTTGCATAAGCATCTTCCCAATCCTGCCTTCCTGCTTTATTAGCTTCGTACTCACCCAACAACTCGCCTGCGATCCTAGAAAGCTCACGCTCCGGCATCTCCTCGGCAAGATTAGCGTAAAAGTCATCGTTTTCACCGCGCTGGTCTGCCGGATCAAAATCAATTGTGACGCCGCCGTCCTCCTCCGGGATCATCTCAATGTCCATGCCTTCAAAAGCTACGACATTGTCCATGCCTCCGGGAACCTCTAGTTCCACTTCAGCGGCCAAATCCTCCGGATCAAGCTGCGACGGGACATTCTTGTCCACCATTCCAGCAATCGGTTTACGCGCCATTCAATTTCTCCTTTGTGCCTAACTTACCATAGGCCGGTGTATTTTCATAGATCCGTGGGCCGCGGGCCCTACCGCTTGACGTTAAAGAAACCATCCCTGTCTCTAGGAAAGTAAATATCAATTCCCGTGTCAGGGGACTTAAACCGCCGATCACGCTTCTCGCGACCAAGGATTACGTCCAACTGATCGAATACCGCGCTGTCCACCATCTTTGTGATCTCCTGTGGAGAAGCGTTTATACCAGCCTTCTGCATCAAACTTGCGCCAAAAGCATTGTTGCGCTTGTCCATCTGCGTATCCTCAACAGTGGAACTGTTTAAAATCCTGTCTGAAAACTCGGATAGTCCACCCAGTTTCTTTGCCGTCTCCGGGCCTAGCTGTTGTGCCAACAAAGCGGTTTGCAACGCGTGTGCTCTGGCATCCTCTAGCTCTTGATATGTAGGCATATCATGCCGTGGGCGCTCCGCTCGCATCACCGCGGTGCTTGATGAGTTGTATACTTCCCGATCCACGTCCGACGGATAATTATATCGTGTTTCCAAAATTTGTTCAAAAGTTGGAGACCCCTCCGCGTAGTAAAGCGCCGAACCCTCGCTGCCCTCTCTGGCGGATTGACGAACAAGGTCTTGTTCCGCTGTATTAGGTAAATCAATTCGGGGGTCCAGCAATGCGGACATTATCCCCGCTTCCTGTATCTCTACAGCGGGATTACCGCCTTGCTGCATTGCAATCTCGGGGGCCGATATGCCGAAGTCACTCCTAGAGCGACCCTCCGGGAAATTTTGATACATGTCAAAGAGCCGTGGGCCGTCAACCTCAAAACTATATTCAGGGCCTTGGTAGTACGGATCAGTGGTCTGGTCACCTTCGCGGTAAACGCGGCCCGGGAACTCTCCGACGTAATACTGATCTCCCGGTTGAGCAGGAGACGCGAACATGTCGTTCATAGACATTTCACCCATGTCCGTATAATTAGACTCCCCCGCCCCTAACGATACGACACCGCCGTTGTCAAAACCTTGAACTAACGAGTCCGGGAACCCCCGGACATACGGATCCTGACCTTCTTTTATGTATAGCTTAGTTTCACTATCAGGGTAATTCAAAACAGCGCTGGCGCGACGCTCCCTAAACTGATCAATAAGACCGCGCAGTCTTTCCGCCTCTTCGTAATGATACCGACGATTGTCAGGGGCCGCCTGCATAGGTATTCCCGATTCCGTTGTAACAGGGCTTTGGGCCGCGGACAGATGATCCATCATCTTCTGCTCCATATCCTGAAGAAAAGCATACGATCCCGTATCTACTTCTTCAGGGGTCATGTAGCGTAAATTATCTACACCGGGAAGGGACCCGTCATCCTGTATCTCTACCGCGGGATTGCCGCCGTCAGCGAAGCCAAAATACTCCATTACTGGGTTAGACTTCTTATAATCGCCGGACCCCGAAAAATATTGCCGAGCTCCCGGCCCTAGGGACTTGTAGTAGCCGCCACTGGCAGAAGCTTCGGGGGCCCCTGTCATATAGTCGTATGCTCTAGAAAACAAATCGCCTACGCCTTCAACGGCAGCCGCCCCAAGATCTACTACACTGTCTGCCATTAGTAATACGCCCTAACCCTTACGTTGGTATCTTCTTCGTCCCAGTCATCAGAAGGTAGCTGAACAAAATTACCTTGACGATACCGCATCAAAGCTTGTGTCATGCTATCTACCAAATCATCGTACTCCCCATTAGGAAATGCTGCCACCTCTTCTATAAGCTCATCAGCAAAGGTGGTATCGGGGGCCCAGACCATGCCCGCCTCAAAAAGAGGAGACACTGAATGAACGCGGGTTATCTTATCATTTCCCTTGCTCGGCGTAAAGTTAACAACAGGAATACCCATATTTCTTAGCTCATGGGTCAGCGGAAGACCGGAAGCCTTCGCTTCTACGATGATGGTATCAGGGTCCCAATACTCGTACTGCTCCAAAGCCACGCGTTTTAGCTCGGGGAAATCCCACCGGTCTTTCTGGCTATCTAACAAAATAAGTCCCGGGGGACCCCCTGATTCCTCTGGGCGAAAAACGCCCCAAGTAGTTATGGCGCTAAAGTCCGCCGTCTCCCGTTTACTGAACGCAGTGTCATAACTCTGTATGACATATTCAAGGTTGGGGATGCTTTTCTTTTCCCACCGGTTCCACCACTTCCTAGGGATGATGGCGTTCTCTTCGCCCGTCGGGTTCTGCTGGTACTGCGCGTTCCACTTGCTGGGCGGGATGGATGCGCGGACCGCGGTCAAATCGTCGAGGGACCAGAACTCCGGCCAACACGGGGTCCCGTCGTCAAAAATAGCCGGTAACTCTACTACTTCCCACTGATCCGCCAACGGATCTTTAGCCATAGCCTTTAATAGCTGGCCGGTCATGTCTTTTTCGGACCATCGGGTCTGGACAAGAACAATGCTGCCACCCGGCTGAAGTCTCTGCCGGGGCCCCCCTGTGTACCAATCCCACGCATCTTCAAAGCCGTTAGCAGACATCGCCGTCTGCTCCGAGTGCGGATCGTCAATGATTACAAGATCCCCGCCACGGCCAGCAAGATTACTGCCAACGCCAACAGCATAGTACATGCCTCCGCTAGAGGTATCCCAACGTCCAGACGCTTTACTATCCGCAGCCAATTTAACATCTGGAAACACCTCCTTAAAGCGGTCGTCGTCCAAAAGGTTTTTTGTTTTACGGCCAAAGTTAACGGCGAGCTCTGTTG